CTTCCCGGCGATACGTTCACGGATAAGACCGCCCTGGTTATTCGTATGACAACCCCGATATTTCCGGTCATGGATGATTGTTTCCTTGACTACTTTTACTTCTTTGTACCAAATCGGCTTGTTTGGGACAACTGGGAAAAGTTCATGGGTGAGAATGATTCTACACAGTGGACTTCCCCCTTTGATAAGCCGCTTCCGACTGTTGAGGTCTCGGCTGAGCTTCCTATTAAGGGTACTGCTTTTGACTATTTTGCTCTACCGACCGCGGAAGGCCTAGGTGGTAATTCTTTCCGTGTCAACGCTCTGCCGTTTCGTGCCTACCAGCTTATCTGGAACAAATTTTTCCGTGACGAGAACCTTCAGAATCCTATTTTGGTCAATCATGCAGATACTGGCGATTCTTTCGCCGTGCTTTCTCAGTTGCTCCCTGTTTGTAAAGTTCCCGATTATTTCACAACGGCGCTCCCCGCGCCTCAAAAGGGTCCTTCCACTCTAATTCCTGGAGTGCTTTACAGGTCCTCCGCCCCTATTACGTTTTCGGCTGATATGACCCATGACGGCGGCGCAGCTCTTCATTTTGCCGATCTCGCCGGCACTGGTTCCGATCCGTCGAACACCGGCTATTATATCGGTGCTACGGCTTCTGAGAATAAAGCCAGAAAGATTGGCTCAAATGCCGGCTTGAATACGTCCCAGGTAACTATCGACAACGCCTACGCGTATCTTGGCGAGGTTAAGGCATCCGGTTCTACCATTAACGACTTGCGTCAGGCGTTTGCCGTGCAGCGAATGCTTGAACGTGATGCCCGCGGCGGAACTCGTTACCAGGAGCTTCTGGAAAGTCATTTTGGCGTTGTCTCGCCTGATTCTCGTGTTCAGGTTCCGGAGTGCATCGGACGTGACCGCGTCTACATTAATATGCAGCAGGTTGTTCAGCAGTCTTCTACTGATTCCACTAGTCCGCAGGGTAATGTTTCTGGACTTTCAAAGACCGTACATACTGGTGGAGGATTTTCCAAGTCGTTTACTGAGCACGGCTATATTATCGGTGTTCTTTGTGTGCGTACAAAGCATACATACCAGTATGGCATTAATCGGCTGTGGTCACGGCGGAATCGTCTTGATTTCTATTTCCCTGAGCTTGCTAACATCGGCGAACAGGCGGTTCTGAATAAAGAGATTTACGCCCAGGGAACCGCTCAGGATGAGGAAGTGTTCGGCTATCAAGAAGCCTGGGCAGAGTATCGGTATAAACCTTCTGTCGTTACTGGCGCTTTCCGGCATTCTGCTGATAATAATCTTGATTCTTGGCATTATGCCGATATTTACAAACAGCTTCCGAAGCTGTCTGATTCCTGGATTCGTGAGACTGATGCCAATATCAACCGTACGCTTGCCGTTCAGTCTTCGGTTTCTGATCAGTTCCTTGCTGATATCTACGTATCGCAGACTTGCACCCGCCCGCTTCCTCTTTATTCTGTTCCTGGCTTGACCGGTCATTATTAAGGAGGTGCTCACATGGCGGATGTTATGAATACTCCCACGCCGGCACAGCTTGCCGCCGCTGGTGTGATTTCTGAGGATGCCGCCGCCGACATGGCGGCATCCGCTGGAGCTTCTGCCGCAGAATGGCGGCAGAATGCCCGCTTTCAGCCTTCGGCTGAAAATTCTTTTGAACAGGCTATAAAGTCCGGTCTTGGTGCTTTGGGTATTGCTTCTATTCAAGACCAGCAGGACTATAACACGTGGTCGGCAGACCGTGCCAATCGTTTTAGCGCTGAGCAGGCGGCGCTTGCCAATGCTTTTTCTAAATCCGAACGTGAAGCCGCTCAGGCGTTCAACGCCGAGCAGGCGCGGCTTCAGCGTGATTTTGAAGCTCAGAGCGCCGGCCAGGCGCGCGCTTTTAATCAGTCTGAAGCTGCCGCCGCCCGCGCTTGGTCGCGTGAGATGCGCCAGACGGCTTTTCAAGATACCGTTGCGGATTTGAAAGCCGCCGGGCTTAATCCTGCCCTTGCTTACTCTCAAGGCTCTACTGGCGTTTCTGGAGCTTCTGCGGCGTCTTCTGCGATTCCTTCCGGATCTTCCGCTTCGTCTATCTCTTCGACAAGTCACGCGGCGCAGGGTCGTTCAGCTTCTGCCGCCGTCGCGCGGTCGCTGTCCTCTGCCCTCGGTTCTCTTGTTTCCTCTGCCGTGACAGTTGCTTTCTTATCTCGTGGAAAAAATAAAAAATAAATAATTCTCGCGTTTTCATCCAACTGTCAAACCGTTTCCCCCTTGCTTTTCCACAGGAATTTTCCACAGCCTTGTGCTGTGGAAAAACCTGTGGGAAAGTCCGCGCCTTAGCGCGGAGGTCGTTTTCTCGTTCCTTCGTTTCATGCCGCAAGCGGAACAGCGACCGCGCGGCGGCAGTGCGCACAGTTATCTCACTTGATGGTAACTGTGCGCACTGACACAAGGGAGGTGTGTATCGTGCCTTGTTATCATCCCTTATCTGCTCTTTATACGGAAGGCGAAAAGCCCCGTTTTGCAAAGTGTTCCTTTGAAGATCTCCAGCCTTGGACAGATGGCGTCGGGCGTGTTTGGCGCCCGATTCAAATACCTTGTGGTCAATGTGTAGGTTGCCGGATTGCTTATAGTAAGACTTGGGCGAACAGGTGTGTTTGTGAATCGTTGAGTTATCCGGAGGAATTGAACTGGTTTGTAACGTTGACATACGACAATGATCATGTTCCGGTTGGTTCTAAAGGTGCGCTTACTCTCCGTCCTGCCGATCTTTCAGCCTGGATTAAACGGTTGCGCCGTAAGTTAGAATATCTTGGCATTCAGTCTGAAGGCGTTCGGTTTTTTGGCTGTGGTGAATATGGAGGGCAGACCCTCCGCCCTCACTTTCATGTTCTCTTGTTCAACGCGCCGTTGACGACTACCGGTATCGTTGCTCGGAATAACCGCGGTGATTGTTTCTATAATTGCCCTGAAGTCAATGAGACTTGGCATAACGGTTATGTTATCGTTGGTCGGTTTAACTGGCTTACCGCTGCTTATACAGCTCGGTACGTCCTAAAAAAACAAAAAGGATTCGGTAAAGTTGTGTATGATGAACTCGGCATTGAGCCGGAGTTTACCCGCATGAGCCGCCGCCCTGGTATTGGTCTTGATTGGTTTCTTAATCATTATGAGGACGTTTACGAGCATGATAACATTGTTTTACCGTCTGTCGACGGTAAAAAGAAGGTCGTTAAACCGCCGCATTACTTTGATTCCAAATATGAGCTTTTGGAGCCGGAGCGTTTCCGCGAAATTAAGAACAAGCGTGAAGAGCTTGCTAAAATTTCTAAGGAAGCGCGACTTTCTCGGAATCATATGACGGAAGAGGAATATTTGACTTTTCAGGAGGATAAAACGCAAGAATCAATCAAGAAATTGCCTCGGAATTTCGTATAATTCACACATTTTTAACAAAGGGGGGGGTTGTAAACTTCTCCCCTTTGTTGTATAATTATGGTTGAGCTGAAAGCTCAGAAAGTGGAGGTGTTTTTTTTGAAACGTCAGAAAACTACCCGCAGGATTGACCGCCGTGTGTTCCGGTTGACGGCTGACCGGACACGTAAAATCAACGTTAAGCCGCCTATTGTTAGAGGGGGGTTTCGGTTTTGAATCATTCAACAGAGTTTTTGTATTGCGTTTGGGATGAGCAGTTTAGCTTGTATTCTGATCCTTTCCTCGCGTCGGATGATAAAGCCGCCGAGAGAACTCTCGTACAGGCTGCCACTGTTTCGGACGAGTTCCGGATGCGCCTGTGTTTCCGGTCGTTGTATTGTATTGGCACTTATAATCATAATCTGAAATGTCCTGCTCGTATCCTTAAGCGTCCCCGGTTTGTTTCCGGTTCTGAGCGTCTTGTTGGTCTTGTTGACGCAATTGAGAGAGCGCAGAAAGCGCATCTTGCTACTGTTTCCGTTTCTGATTCTGACGTTAAGGAGGATTCCGAAATTGAGTAAATTTTATAGCTTGTCTGAACCGCGTCCGATCGAGGTCAACCCTGCTGGTGATTCGGTAGTGCAGGAGTTTGAATTGGAATACAGCCCCCAGGGTGTTCCCCATCTTGTCCCCACTGGGACATATGACCTTTATGAGGTTATTCAGTCTTTCCGTGATGAGTGCGACCTTGGGAAGATATTCCAGCGCTATGCTAATGGTGATGTAATGGCGTTGAATAAGCGTCAGGGTGTTTATGCTGATATATCCGATATGCCGCAAGACGTTTTTGCGGCGGCAAATCTTATTGAGCGAGTGGAGGCTATATATAATGGGCTTTCTGAAGATCTTCGAGCGCGTGTTGGTTCTTTTGAGGATTTCTTGGCGAATCCTCTCTCTGTTCTCTCTGATTCTCCCGCATCTGATGCGGGATCTGCGGAATCTGTGCCGGCTGATTCGGCAAGTAGTTAAGGAGGTGCGAAGTGATGAAATTGTCAACCTTTAAGCCTGACGTTCGTATTTCCCGGTCAAAGTTTGACCGGTCTTGCGATATCAAGACGACTTTCAACGCAGGCCGGCTGATTCCCTTCTTTGTCGATGAAGTTCTTCCCGGCGATACGTTCACGGATAAGACCGCCCTGGTTATTCGTATGACAACCC